AAGAATGCCGTACTCCCGTACCTACAAGACTTGATGAGAAGGAAGAACTATTTCCTGTCAGTGATAGACCTCACTCATGGGAACAAGAAGAAGACAGACCGGATTGTTTGGGCTTTGCAGGGACGCTTCGAGCATGGAAGGATTAAGTTAGTTAGAGGAGAGTGGAATAAGCAATTTGTGGATCAGTTACTTAACTTTCCTAATCTACAGGTCCACGATGACTTAATTGATGCACTGGCTTACATTGATCAAATTGGCGTTACAGAGTTTACTAACCTTATTGAAGAAGAAGAATACGAAGCACTAGACCCTATCTCAGGATACTAATATGGCAATCGCTAGATTATTTGATGGATTAGTACCAGCCAACCTGTTGGAGGCTGCTTCGTCTGGAATGAAACGAGGTCTGTTTCAGTTTGAGGACAAGCCTCCTGAGTTGATGATGCCGGAGATTGTAGGTGGCTCAAGAGGACTGGCTACCTTTACTTCTACTCTTGACCCAGAAAAGCAAGAAAGAGCAATGAAGTCTCTTAATCTTGCCAACGATATGTTTAAGCGAGGCCAGTCTAACGAAGACATCCTGGCTAGGACTGGATTCTGGTTTGATGAAGAAGGCAGAATCAAGTACGAGATTGATGATTCCAAGGCTGAGTTAAAGATTCCGTTTGAAGACCTAAAACCAAACCAACCAATACTTGCTTCTGACCTGATTAAGCATGATTTGTTTTTCCAGTTCTACCCTGAGTTAGCAGATACGCCAATTAACTTCTACAGAGGTAAAGAAACAGAAGTTGGTGGGTTTAACTTAAAGACTGGAGAGGTCGATTTAAACCTGAATAGCGCCAGTATGATCGATGGAGATCCTATCGGGGCTGTTTCTGACCTGCTGCACGAGACACAACACGCTGTGCAAAAGTTTGAGAACTTTTCTCAGGGCGGTTCTCGCCAGCAGTTCCTTCGAGATATCGCACAGCCTTCTGACAAAGAAGTCGAAGAGGCATTTAACAAATATATGCGCCTAGCTGGTGAGGCAGAAGCACGCAACGTAGCGTTTCGTTACGCAGAACCTAAATATCATGCAGTAGCCAAGGCAGTTGGAATGAAGAGTACAGACAAAACTAAAGGCACTACATTTCTGCAAAGTCTAGCACAAGACCCCATGTCACAGAAATATAATGTTACTGTTCCACAGTTAACTGACAACAAGGGAAACCCAATCGATATGCGTGGTGAAGTAATGGATATCAATGATTTGCGGTACAGAGAGCCAATTGAAAGGACAATCTAATGGCTGAGTTCAAAGAAGATCCAGTAACAGAATCAGATCGTGAGTTAGTTCAGTTCGTAACAACTCAGTGTGATTTGTGGAGAGAGCATAGAGACACCAACTACGAAGATCAGTGGGACGAATACGAGCGTCTTTACTACGGTATTTGGTCTGATGAAGACAAGACTCGTGAGTCCGAGCGCTCTAAGATTGTGTCGCCTGCTATCCGACAGGCGGTAGAGAACAAAACCTCCGAGATTATGGAGGCTACCACTGGTCGAGGAGAATTCTTCGAGCTTAAAGACAATGCAGTGGACGAAACTGGAACCGAGACTGATGTCGAACTTGTCAAGAAGCAACTGCACGAAGACCTAAAAAAGACCAAAGCAGACAAGACTTGGGCTGAAATCAACCGTAATGCAGAGGTTTTTGGTCTTGGTATAGCTGAAATCCAAGTCAAAACACAGGTTGAGTTGATTCCTTCAATGCAGCCGCTGCCTAATGGTCAAGGTGCAGCCATTGGAGTTAATGAAGTAGATAGAGTAGTTGTTCCTGTTAAGTCGGTACATCCACGTAACTTCCTATGGGACCCAAATAGCGACAATGTAGATGATGCTTTAGGTGTTGCTATTGAAGAATATACCAGCCTGTTTAAGGTAGTGCAGGGGATTGAGAGTGGAATCTATCGTAAAGTTAATATTGGTCCTGAGTATAGTGATAATGCTCTTGAGCCAAACCAGTTGGATACGCTCTATGAAAACGATAAAGTACGTATCTTACGTTACTACGGCCTAGTTCCTCGTGAATATCTTGAGCAGTTAGAAAACGAAGGTGGAGAAGTAGCTGATTTATTCCCAGAAGACAGCGATGCTGACAAATATTCTGATCTTGTAGAAGCTGTTATTGTTATCGGTAACGGACAATACCTTCTTAAAGCAGAAGCCAACCCTTATATGATGAAGGATCGGCCTGTTGTGACCTACACACCTGAGAAGGTTGCTGGTCGCTTGGTCGGTATGGGAACCGTGCAGAAGGGCTACAATATGCAAAAAGCTATTGATGCCCAACTCCGTAGTCATCTGGACTCTTTAGCACTGACTACGGCCCCTATGATGGCGGCAGATGCTACTAGACTGCCTCGTGGTGTGTCCTACAAGGTTCAGCCTGGAAAGACACTGCTTACTAACGGCAATCCTAACGAGATTCTGTTCCCGTTTAAGTTCGGTTCTACTGATGCTGGTAATATTCAGACCGCAGAACGATTTGAAGTAATGTTACTGCAGGCTACTGGTACGCTAGACAGCCAGGCTATGACTCGTTCTGTGGCTCAAGGAGAGGCTGGTGGGGCTTCTATGAGCCTTGCGATGAGCAGCATCATCAAGAAGAACAAGCAGGCACTAATTAACTTCCAAGATGACTTCCTAATCCCATTGATTCGGAAGGTTGCAGTGCGGTATATGCAGTTTGACCCAGAACGTTATCCCAGCAAGGACTTTACTTTTGTCCCTGCCTCTACCCTGGGTATGGTAGCTAGGGAGTACGAGCAGCAGCAATTCATTGGGTTGCTACAGACCTTAGGCCCAGACAGTCCTGTACTGCCTTTAGTACTAAAAGGTATTATAAAAGGCTCCAGTCTGTCCAATAAAGAGGAGTTGGCATCGGCTCTTGACCAGATGTTACAGCCTAACCCAGAACAACAACAGATGGCACAGATGCAGCAGCAGGCTCAGATAGCTCTTCTGCAGGCCCAGATCGCTGAACTTCAGGGTAAGGCCCAGGAAAGCCAAGCTAACGCCCAAGAGAGCCTAGCCAAGGCCCAGAAGACTGCTGTTGAGACCCAACTTATGCCTGAGAAGCTGCGGGTAGACGTACTCCAGGCAGCTTCCAATAACCTGGATGGAAGCACCCAAGGGGAGTTCGAGCGCCGAGTCAAGGTGGCTGACCTGATACTGAAGGAGCGGGAAATCCAGACTAAGGAAAACATTGTAGAAGCACAGATGAAACGAAAAGTCCAGTAAAATACTTGACAAATACTTAAAAGTGTGGTATAATAACTATATTGTTGTGTGAAAGCAACACAGTCCTAGATAAAAGGAGAAACTGTGGACAAAGAATTACAAGCCTATTATGAGGCTAGGTTTGACATGATGACTTCCAAAGGCTGGCAGGACTTAGTTGAGGACCTGCGTAAGGTTGAGGAAGTATCCAAGGACCTAGATAGGTGCAATAGCGTAGAAGATCTGTACTACGCTAAAGGACAGTTAGACATCCTTAACTTCATCTTTAAACTCAAGGAGGCATCTGAGGATGCTTACGAGGAGTTGACACGATGAAGCGGATATTTGAGTTTAGATGTGTGAAAGACCATGTAAGTGAGAAATTGGTTGATGATGAGGTTCGCTCTATAGAGTGCCCACATTGTCACAATGAGGCTTCTCGTATTATCTCGTCACCCAGAATCAGCTTGGAGGGCCTCACAGGGGCGTTTCCTTCAGCCGCTCAGAAATGGGCTAGAAAGCACGAAGAAGCAGCAAGAGCCTATCAAAAGAAAAACGAAAGTTGATCCGGTAGGTATTTTTAATTTCCTAGAATCCATTGTGGACAGGAGGATAATGTGGCAGAAATTGTCGAATCGCAAGAAGAGGTAGTAGAAGGCGCAGTTGATATTACTCAAGAGACTCAGCAAGAAGAAGTTGTTGAGCAACCTCAAGAGGAAGTCGTACAGGAACAAGCTCCAGTTGAAGAGAATGTTCCTACCAAATACAAAGGCAAAAGTCTTGATGAAATAATCAGGATGCACCAGGAAGCTGAGAAGCTAATTGGTAGACAGGCCCAAGAAGTTGGTGAAGTACGGAAACTGGCTGACGAACTGATTAAGCGACAACTCGAAACAAAGCAGGTAGAAGTTCCTGCCGCAAAAGAAGACGAGATCGATTTCTTTGAAGATCCGAAGAAGTATGTAAGTAAAGCTGTAGAACAGCACCCTGCAGTTAAAGAAGCCAAAGAACAGGCTTTAGAGATTAAACGGGCGCAGACATTAGCTAGGTTGCAACAAGAGTTTCCTGGGTTTCAGCAGACTGTATCTGATCCTGAGTTTGCGGAGTGGGTTAAAGCCTCTCCAGTTCGTCTGAGGTTGTACGCAGCAGCAGATGCAAACTTAGATTATGATTCAGCAGCAGAACTGTTAAACACTTGGGACTATGTTAAACCTAAACCAGCACAGCCTGTTGTTCCTGCTCCAGAAGTTAAGGCAGCACAAAAGGCAGCGGTTAAAGCAGCTACTGTAGATGTTGGTTCTAATTCAGCAGCGCCTACTTCTTCTAAGGTGTATCGAAGAGCGGATCTAATCCGACTACAATTGGAAGACCCAGACCGATACTATGCTTTGCAAGACGAAATTCTAGCAGCATACGCAGAGGGACGGGTTAAGTAAAACTTAACTTAATTTAGGAGATTTAAAATGCCTTTGGGTACTAATAACGTAACAACGACAACCGCAGCAAAGTTTATTCCTGAGATTTGGAGTGACGAGATTGTTGCTGCTTATAAGAAGTCACTGGTTCTCGCTAACCTCGTGAACAAGATGAACTT